AGACACTTCACCATACCGGCGACTGCGAGTCTTAAATTCCCCTTCCGATTATTTTTTCGATTTATTGGGGGTACAGGAATTACCTTGCTTTTACTGGGTCTAGTGAGGCGTGGTGTTGGTTGGCCTACTGTAGCTAAGCTGTATCAGGCTTTTATACATGGTGATTATACTAGTCTTTTCTCATTAGGGTTGTCAGCCTTTTTGCGTTTACTTCCTAGTTTCTTCAAATCTTTGTTATCGTTTTATACTGCTTATAAATTATTGGTATGTAAAATGCAGCATCGTGTTACTATGAAAGTCGCTTTAAAGTTCAGAGAATCTTTTGTGTCCGATGAAGAACCTGTCATGGATTTAAGGACAGACTCTTCACGTCGTGTAGATTTGAAACATATGGATCCCAAGCTAATAACAGTTCCTATTGTTACTCAACCTGCAGGTTTATTTAAAATGTTCCATTTGACATCAAAAGGGGTTAGGAATACTCTCAGGTCGATTCATCGTCGACTATTTGAATATCACAATCCTGATTATGTGCAAAAATTTAGATATTACCAAGAATTAACCTTCTCACATGAGATGGTCTCTCAGACTCATACTGAGACTAATGTTCGTCCTGATCTCCAAGAAGATATACTGTGGGAGAAAGTTATGTATGCAGTGACTCATACTCATACACCAAACATCGATCGCCATAATTATATGGATCGTGTTGTTGCTAACTCAGCTATTGTTTCTTACATGATAGCTAAAACCTACCAAAAAGATCTTAGGACCCTGCCTTTTTGGAGGGCGTCCGTTCCGACACGGACGTAAAAGTTCTATATGGATATCGTTATCCAGAGGTTAAGTTGCCGGCGCCCGTCAACATTGACCTTAACTCTGACATCGAGGTGATTAAGGATGTCAACATCGATCCTGAAAAGAGAGTTCCAGTTGCGCGGTCATTGGGATTAGATGTTAAGGGTGCAGTTCTACCTCATGTAGATGTAAATGACCCTCAAACCGTGTTAATGGGTTTATTGAAAGATTGTGTGTTAAGCATAATCTCCCAGAATATAAACTCTTGTCGGAATTTAACCGGTTTGTGAAGAAATTCTGTAAACGGTTCTTGACTCGCTTAGGCCCCGACGATTTCCTAAGTGTAGAAGCATGGTTAGAGACTACTAACTATGAAAGATGGAGAAAAGACGAATTATTGGCGTTAATGCATAAGATGGGCAATGTATTCACCAAGAAGTCTTTTACCAT